CTCAAGACCGACACCGTTGGCATTTACTTTTGTCGCGGTGCCACTTACTTGAACAATGTCAGCAAGAAAAGTTCCGGTTCCGGAAGCCGCTGTAAAGTAACTTCCATCAAACGTTAGCGCACTCCCACTCGTCGCCACCTTGCTGCCGTTCAGATACAGCACGCCGTTGGCGGTGCCGCCGTTGAGCGTTACGGTCGAGGAGGTGGTAAGTGTAGTGAACGCGCCGGTCGATGCGCTGCTCGCGCCGATGGTTGTGGCATCGATGGTGCCGCCGTTGATGTCAATCGTAGTGACCGCGCCGCCGTTAGAGACTGTCGCGCCGCTAAAGGACACCGTGCCCGATGCCGTAAGGTTAGTGAACGTGCCCGCTGCGGCGGAGTTTGCGCCGATGGTTGTGCCGTCGATGCTGCCGCTATTGATATCGACGTTCGTCACGCCCGCGGTCATTCCTGCGCCGACGAGTGCGCTGGCGGTGATCTTTTTCGTCTCCGTTGCGCTCGTGTCCACAATCGGGAGCACGTCCGTTGATGCGGCTACGTCTCCTTGGGCGAGCGATGTCAGTGCGCTGATTTTTTTATCGGCCATGCGTTATCTCCATCCGTTCATCCACCCGCCGCGAGAAGGCACGGGGCGACGTTGTGGTTTTTGCGGTTGTACTGTGACTTGCGTTTCGGTAACTGGTTCGACCTTGCGGTTCGGCAATATCATCGGCCCGTTGCGCCCTATGAACGCTGCGTAGGCGTAGACCAAGCAGTCGAGGGCTTCCGTGCGACTGCCCGAGGAGCGCGGCTTATAAGACCGCACGCGCCGCCCCTGCACCATGCGATAGATCAATGTCTCGGCGGTCAATTGGTCAAAGTAGACCTCATCGACCGAGACGGGAAAGTGAATGTATCCCGCCCCCGGTTGGTGTATGCGCTTCATGCGCCCGTACAGCACATCTTTGGCTGTATCAACACCGACTATAAAAACCTGCGCCGAGGTTTTCCCTGCCCGTCCCGCTGACTTCGGCCAGATCAACCGACCGAAGCCACCGGCTCCCTTGATCGCCCACACGCGCCGCGCTTTGCGTTTGGCGCAGTAAGCGTAAACCTGTTGCGTAAAGTGACCGCCCGAGTCGATGGCTTGTGCCTCGATCAGTAGCGGTCGTCCGTCCTCGGTCTCGCGTTTGCGAGCCATGTATCCCTCAAGGTCGTGCCACAGCGAATCGCTGCCAGGATCACCTCGCAGCACTCCGTGCTCGACAATCCATGTCTCTTCGTCCTTGCCGAAGCCGACGATAGTTACCTCTAGCCGGTCGTCCTGTACGTCTACGCCAGCCGTGAGCATGAGCACCTGTTGTGGGATGCTCTGTGCGGTGTACGGTTCGCGTCGCTGCGCGAGTCCTACCGTCTCCACCTGTTCGCCGCGTTCCTCGTAGGTTTCCCCAAGCGCCGTGTTTATCCACGTTTGCAGCGTTTCTGGAAACCTTTTTGCTTGAATGAACGCGACCGCCATCTCCGCCCATGTAGACCACGGAGAGTACAACTCGCTTATGTGGAACGATGCGATACCCGAGAATGGCTTGCTCCCGCGCCACTCGCCAGCCTGTAGCATCTCCGCCTTGTCCGCCTCGGTCAGCATCGCACCGCACGCCACACAGACGTACTCGGCCAACTCTGGCTGACCCTCGGGCCATTTAACCTGTGCCCACACGAGCCGCTGGAATTCGCCGCAGTGCGGGCATGGCACATAATAGAACCGCTGGTCGCCCGACTCGAAACCGGCCTCGATGCGGCTCGATCCTTTGATGGTCGGGGTCGATCCTGCCAAGACTTTGCGACTCCAAAACGTAGCCGTTCGCTTACGGCCCAGCGAAATCGGGTCGCCCTCTGTGCCCGCGCTCGATGGGTATCTGTCTACCTCATCGAATAGCACGATCCGAATTGGCCGCGAGGCCAAGCCAGATGGGCTGTTCGCTCCGGCCACCGTCAGATGCCCGCCGGTGAACTTCTTGTGCAGCAGCGTGTTGCCGCTGTCGCGTGCCTTGGGGTCTGCGATCCGCTCGGCCAGTGCTGGCGTGTCCCGCACCATTGGTGCGAATCTGTCCTTGCTCCACGACTCGGCCATCTCTAGCGTCGGCTGCACGAGCAGCATCGGCGCAGGGTCTTGGTGAACGTGATACCCGATCACGTTGTTGAGGATCTCCGTCCAGCCTACCTGTGCGGATTTCTGAATCCAGACCTCTTTGACCGTTTCATCTGTGACGGCATCCATAATGCCGCGCTGGTACGGTGCTCGAGAGGTGCGCCAGACGCCGGGTTCGGCCGCGCTCTCACTCGATAGTTTCCGGTACCGATTCGCCCATTCCGAAATCGTCAGTTTCGGTGGCGGGTTCCACGTTCTCGCCGCTCGGGTCAATGCTTTCGATACGCTCGACGTGAGAGGTATTCTCTGCGAGTTCGACGAGAGCGTTGTCGACTTCCTCGCGGATACGTCCTGCGATGATGTTTGCATTCGTTTGGTTCACCAACTGCGGGGCGAGTTTCGTCGGCATCGCCAGCAGTTTCGCTTTAGCACTCGATATATGGTCGGCCCAAGTATTCACGACGTCATCGAGGTACACAAGTTCGCCTCGGCTGATCGCGTTCTCAATAGCCAGTTTGTCGCCTTGCTCTCGCGCCAACCGAGTCTTTTCGGCCAATAGGTCTGGTGTATCTGGGTTGACGTTCGGCCCGCGCTTCTCGAGAGCGTTTTGCAGATAGCGGATATACCACGCCATGCAGGGGCCGAGTTCATACTGCCCCCGAGATACGCTTGGCATGCCCTCGTTCTTGAGTTGTTGAACTCGCCTAGCAGTTACATTTAACGCCTTCGCTACGGCATTTACATCTACGCTCATGCGGATTCTGATTCAATCGTCTCTTGAAATGCCTTCAAAGCATAGAAGATGAAACTGTTTCTATAGCCATTGTCATGACTTATCGAAATAGGCGTGACAGCATGCACATTACGCCAAGCCGGATAAACTAGCATGCTGTTATCGGCTTGTTCAAAAGTGACATCATAATCAGGAACGTGCAAACACCCGCCTATGCTGTTTTTCCTTTTTGTCAAAATAACATTGACGCTGTTCTTCACGTTGCCATTGTCACGATGATAAGGCGCTGAAATATTGAAATTGCTGATAGAACTCGTGAACAATTCAGCGAACTTCCATTTCTTATCAACAGAACTCAATTCTTTTTTCTGAGTTTCATGTTGCGCTGGAAGAATTTTCTTTAACAATTCTTCCGATTCTTTCGCAAGCATCAACATACTTTTTATGAACGCTTGCGCCGAATCAACTGCGTGAACCGAACTGCGAGAGGCATAAGGCCTCTTCATGTGAGGCTTCGGCGGGATGCTCCCGATAATGGTGCTGTACTGCGTAACGAGTGTTTTTCCTTCTTTCTCTCGCTGCAGTTTATCCTGCTTGCTTCCTTGAGGGCCTCGACTCATATCTGATTTTGGAACCCGTTCACTACGAAATTCCGTATTCGCAATGTTGAGAAGATTTATCATCTTCGGCGAATATTTACTCAAATCGTTGATGTAAAAACCGATTACTTCTTCGCCTTCTTGAAGTATGCAGTCCTCGAAAACATTCGGCTTAATTTGTTCGCATCTATCGCCGATACGAACTTCTTTGCTTGTTTTCTCTAAAAATTTACTTTTCAATAATGGCATTAGCGTGTGTCACGCAGTCGCAATTCTGCGTGCCCAGTGCTTTCTCTGATATACATTTTGCACAATCCTGGATATCGCTTAACGAGCGTTTCCGCGCCTTCCAGAATTGTCTTTTCAGTTCGCTTTTCTTGCATACCGCCAACACCATAATATTTCGTTTTAGCGGTTATGTCATCCAATCTGACCACGCGACCATCTTTAACATAGTATTGCAACGATCGCTCAAAATCTTCTTTATCGTCCATCGTTACGAACAGGTCTTGATCATGTCGGTTGATATTACCCCAGCAAGAGCCGATACAGTAATAAAGGCCGACAGATACTTTGTGCTTCATGAACATTGGATTCGCGGCGGCATAAATGCCGAAGATGTTGGCATTATATGTTTCTAATGCTTCGAATCCTCTCAATATGACTTCCGTCTCGAGATTCTGAACCGGCAACATTACTTTATCCGATTTCTTCCGCAGAATATCTACGAGGTCATCATCCATGTGGAAAACACGAGTGCCGACCGGATAATAACTTCTAATAAAGTTCCTAACCGCTCCCATACCCGGAACGCCGACAATCAACTTTACTCCGTCATAAGGAGTGCTCTTTAGCATGTGCTGATACTTGTGATGTTCGGCTTCGTTAGCAACGAATATCGTTATCTTTTCTAGCGGAATCTTGTGCTTATAAAGCAACAGCAGTGTTTTTTCTCGCAACTGTTGCGAGCGTTGATAAGACGGAATCGCTATGTTGTAGTTCATTTTGCGAGTTTATTTTTTTCCGCGCGCAAAAATCCGATAATCATGCCGCCAACATAGGCGTCTTGATCTCGCCAAAACTTAACCAGTCCAGCGGCTTCTTCATAATGCTCGAGTTCGAACTCGATCTGTATCGCTTTCTTAACTTCTTTGCTCATGTCGGAGGCTTCTTCGTCGGTCGCCGCGTCCATGAGGTCAGAGTAATCCGGCTTGATTTCAAATTCCGGCAGTTGAATCCAGCCTAGAAGGTCTGTATCAAAGTTCTTCACCTTAAGATCTTCGATTTCGATTTTCAGCAATTCATCATCCCATGTGCTATTCAACGCAAGTTTGTTGTCAACGAGAATGTAGGCTTTGCGCTGTAAATCGGTTAAGTGCGAGAGTCGCACACATGGAACTTCTTGCAGTTCTAAGCGTTTGGCTGCTTCAAGGCGCCCATGCCCAGCAATGACGTTGTTTTTTTCGTCAATGAGGATTGGGTTGGTAAAGCCGAACTCACGGATCGAACTCGCAATCTGCGTGATTTGGTGGTCGGAATGCCGCCTTGCGTTCAGAACATAGGGCACTAAAGTTTCGGTACGGACTTGGATAATTTCTTTAGGCGTGTTCATAGTGTGCGAAACGAAACGTGTTCGTAAACTCCTGTGGCTAGAAATAGAACGGGGTCCGAATTACC